GTTTCCACTTTTCTCATGACATCTTATCTTTAAACTAGAATCACCATTGTCAGTTAAAAGCATATGAAATTCTTTTGTAGATAGAATTGTTTCACCTTCAACATCAACATCTAGCCCTCGATCAGGGGTAAAGAAAACTTCAATTTTCTTGGCTTGCGATACTTTCTCCAGAAAGGATTTCGGTGACATTGTTTTGGTTGTGTCCATTTCTTTCTGCAAGTCTTTTCTCCAATTCTGCAATCTGTTTATCTTTTAAGATATTCTGAAATTGCACTCCTGCTAATGGATTCATTTCAAATAATTTATTTAGATCTTCTAGTTCTATTTCAATATTAACAGTTGGATCGTCATCCAATATACTCATTTCTCTCCCCTAATTATTTTTATTAAATTCCATGCATCAGTCATAACGTCTGAAAGTTCCTCTCTGCTCATTGACGCTTGGCTTTCTGTTCCACGACAAGTTTTCATTAACCGCCATAAAGCAACCAATATTCGTGGATTCATATTTCACCACCTAACGCTAAAAACTATTCCTATGGATGAAGCTATTACTGTTCCTATAATAACTAAAAGAAGGTTCTTCACCCAACCTTGTCCTTCTTCTAATTTTGTTAATCGTGTTTCTATGTGATTTAAGTGATTATCTCTTAACAATCGAATTGTCTGCTCTATCTTATCTAGGCGTGACAACATATCAATCCTGTTGGTTGCAGTTACCATTTCTTCTTCCTCAAGCACTATTCACCCTCAAGTAATTTCATGCCAAGTGCTATGATCCCACCTGTACAACCTGTAGCAACAGCAATCATACTTCCATCTATATCCATTAATAATGCAATAACACTAATAAGAGATAAAGCAATAATTGCCATAAAAACTTGTGGTCGTATTTTCCCCATCCAACTCATTGGATTTCTCCCTTACTTCTATTACTCTAGGCGAAAGTTACATCATGTTTTTATTATAATTTACAAGCACAAACATCACAGGTCGTGCAAAGGTGATCTCGTGTTATTCCACATATACAAGGTAGATCAGATGTGTGTACTCCATCCCATGTACCTGTATCGCTTTCCTCTTCAGGAACATTCATAAAGGGAAATTGTTGTAAAGAAGTCTGACCTTCAAATGCTCCTGTTTTATTATGTGGAGGATGGTATGCACCTCCATTATCCATATTAGGACAAATCCTACATCCACAATGCCACATAAATTCGCCTTCATTTAACGCTTTCCCATCTGCGTCAACGTTCCAAGTGCATTCACATATTCCTTGTGAATAACACCTACATCCTGTTGATGAGTCACCATCAGAACAATCACACCTTCCACCTCCATCTGCTCCATATCCTAACGCTGTAGAACGTGGAGTAAAGGTAGTTGTTATTTCCCAGTTATTAAAATTAACCATTTCTATATCCCCTATGACTGTATAACTTCAAAATCAATAACTAAATCAAGGCTCTTCCAGTCATCGGCTGAATCAGCCCCCGGAGCTGATACAATGCAATTTAGGCTTGAACCTGCTGGCATGTAAAAAGGTCGATCTATGCAATCAGTTCCATTGGTTGTTGCAACAATACCTTTTTTAAATGGGACTGTTGACGATAGGGGCATATCAGCAGGAATTGTGAATAACTCATCTCCAGACGAATCTGTAAATGATGTTGGCAATCCTGACAAACTAAGTTCAGCTTGCATCCCATCAGTCTCTGGGTTAATAGCAACTATCTGATTGATTTTTACAATTTGATTTATTCCAGATGCCGTTGGTGGGGTAACCGTAAATAATGGTTTAGGGTCTGCTCCCTTTAGGACAAAACCATAGTGGTTTCTCCAGTTACTTCCTGAACTAGATGGAGTTCCATTGGTTCTCATGTCTGTTCTGCTACCTAAAGCGGCTCTATACGCAAAGTAATTATTAGAGTTCCAACTATACATCCCATTAAAAAGAACTTTCATTTCAGCACCATCAGGATGCGTCATATTCTGCCTACTACCTGAAGCAGAACCTCCATATGAAGATGAAAAAACAAAATCTCCAGGATTTGTCTGAGCCCCCCAAAATGAGTTTGCTACAGAAGTGTACTGAGAGGTCGGTGGTGAGTACTGATCTCTATAATAACTACTATAATTAGTTGCATCATCTAAATGGTACATTTCAGTATGACCTGTCCACACAGATGTTAAAGGTTGTGCTCTAAAAGGATTCGCTTGTCCATTCGTATTAGCAATTTGAACGCAACCGCCATAACAATAGGTATACCATCCATATCCACCATGATAACCGTAGTATTCTATATATAGAGTACCTGCTCCAGCGGTTGGATTCATTAGATAATAAATATCGAAGTTATCTCCGAAGTTACTTTGATGAGACTGAACTTCTGAGGGATGAGGGGTAAAAGGCTCTGGAGTACCTGTACTGGTTGGAACCCATCTTGGGTAAGTTGCACTTGGCTGTTCGCTAGAATTAGTGTCTGGTGTACGTATTCCAAATCTATTATTTGCACTAGTTATAACTAGCATAGAATCAGATTGAGCAGAAAAACTACTAACATCAGCTACTGTCATGCTTAATTGTTTATGGTTATAAGATTGATTAGAAACAGACCATTGAGTTAAAACAGGGTTATTATTAGTTGCAGGGTCTACACCAAGAAGTGGCTGATTAGAACTCACTGTCCACTTTAGTTTTCCTAATGTCATATCAGACATAGTTGCGATATTTGGATTTGCCATAACTCTCTCCTAACTTCTATAAACTAATGAGTGTGTGCTCCATAAAAACCATAAGCTGTACTATAAAGTAATGTCATAGCTAATGCTGTTCCTGCACCACCACCACCACTTGCAGACGCTACCCAAGTTGCTACTCCATTTGCATCAGAGGTTAGCACTCGATCAACATCTGCATTTGCTTGAATACGTATGGTTTGAGTAGCACCAATATCTAAATCATATGTTGGACTTGCCACTCCAATCCCTACTTTAGATTCAAAGTTGGAATCCCCACCAAATGTGGTTGTCCCATCAAACTTTGATGCACCATCATCAACATATAATGCGTAGTTATTCGTACCTTCAGTTGGAGCATTCGCTATATAAAGCGTACTTGCATTAGTGACAGTTCCTGATGTAAGAGTAATATTAGGCTCATTCACAACTAGGGATGCAACATGTGCATGGGTGTTACTTCCATTATTTATTGTGATGCCACCATCTGTTCCACCAACTTTTAAAAGCCTATGGTCATTAGTGCCACCAGTAACGCTAGTTGTTCCACGTATGTACATTTGAGAACTTTCTGTAGTTACTGTTGCAAGTGTAGGGTTAACAACCATGTTCCCTGCTAAAGTTAATACATTAGCACCTGTTGCCATGATTGTTGCATTCTGATCAAAAGATAAATTACCAGTAATTGTTTCATTACCAGTAACATTAACAGCACCTATCATGTCCATAGAGCCATCATCGTTAATTCTTAGTCTAGCTGTATTATCTATCGCCCATTGAATAGCATTAGCCGTATTCCATTGGAATGGATCGGTAGCAGAGTCTGTTGCAGGGGCAGAGAGAGTCAGTACAGGATCATTGGTAGTAAGGTCTGCTGTTGCAGTAAAAATCGCTGTATCAGCAGTTGATATTGAGCAACTAAGTCCAGAAGTAAATCCAAGAGATGGAATTGAAACATCACCAGAACTACCATCTATAACAATTCTATTGTTTGTTCCTAGTGTAGTTCCTTGACTAAGTACCCAATCATCATTGGGTGTACTATTGTCTATTCCTGCAACATACTTAATTACACTATCAACTAAATAGGTAATTTTGACATCGTTACCACTAACAGCACTTAGATTGAAATTACCACCAGTAACATCGAAAGCATTGGCAGATATTTGGTTAACATATGTTGAAGATGGGGATATTGATATAGCCATAAATCACCAACCTCTTACAGATAACGTATTGCTTGGCATTGTAATATTACTAGTACAGTAAGCATGAATTGTACTAATCTCTATTTCTTCTTCAGATAGCCACCAACTTTGACCATCCTCTAGAGCAAGGTCAAAATTAGTAGGTGGAGTTCCAGTTAATGCTTCATTAAATTTAAAGTATGCTCTAGCACCAGTATCATTGTGAATGGTTACAATTGTTACAGGCGAAGCAAAGGTTAATGTTGAACTTGTATTCTGCGTAATATTACCTGTTGTAGCAACACTTGCACCTGTCTTAATAGCCAACCCAGACCTCCTTTCAAAAGTTATATACCAGTATATTATCAGGTTTTCTGATGGGGCTTTTGTAACATCAAGATTTACTCTAGCCCACATTGTGCTATCAGTAGCTGTTCCAGTAAATAAACCTGCTTCTTTAATATTTACGTTAGACCCTCCAGTAGTTATTTCATTAGTACCAAATGAAACAATAAATCGAGCAGTCCATTGGCTAAATACAGAAGCAGAAGTTACAGCTTTTCCATATGACGATCCTGTATATGCAATAGGAGTTTGAAGAGTTAAGTCTCCACCTGCGACTGAATTAGTTCCACTTCCTACCATGATATAAGAAGGTGGTGTAATAGAAGCTCCTGTTAACATGCTTGCTAAACTTGCTCTAGCTGAGTCAACTACAGCATTTTGTTTTCCAAAAGGTAATATTCTTCTAATAGAACTAGGAATCCATTTTAACCACCATTGAGAACCCATTCCCTCTCCACGCCTTTTTACCTTGCCATTCTCATCGGTAATTTCCCAATGAACGTAACCCTTAACTGCAAATGGGTCTATAAAGTTATTTCGTGTATTCATGAATAAAGTCCTGTAAATCCCCATCGAACTGCAACGTTAGCTGTTCCAGTAGCGGCTTCATCTGATACTCCACCACTACCCCATATATATGTAAATCCTGTAATATCTGGTTGCCTAACTTTCATTGCATCAACTAAAGAGATATCTCTTCTTAAATGTTGAGAATTATTAATAGGCGAGTTTGGGTTAGCAGGTGTAGAGGTAAATGTTTCTGCGTATAGGTTGGCTATTAATGTTGCTAGAGTATTTGCATCATTAACATTATTTTGATTTGACATTAAAGCCTTAACCCTCTTGGTATGTTTGAAAAACTTATTTGTGTCTCAAATATATTGTCATTTAAAGTTGGGTCATCAACAGGAGTTACAATAGTTTTAGATGCACTAATCACCCACATTGTTTCATCTATACTTTCCTGATCCCAAACAAGATTGAACATTTGTCCTGCTTTCCACCCTTTAGTTAAAGATGAAAAGGATCCCCTTTTAAGTATCTTGCTTTTTCTGTCAAGTAACATCTCAACAATTTCATCTAGTCCTTCAATTCCAGTAACAGCTATTTCAGAACCTTTTGAAAACACAAACTCGTGAACACCATCACCACCTGTAGCTAATGCAAGATCAGATATCCTATTAACATCTAATCCCTCGTGTTCGTTTATCTTCTCATAATTATATGTAACCGCAAACTTATCTCCTGCTTGTAATGTGTCAGGGATAAATCTTACATACGCATTTCTAGTTCCTTGCTTACCAACATATATAAAACAAGTATTCCCATCATCAGGAGTAATGTCATCTACTTCTCTAGCTATCCCATCTAAACTTTGATCAAGAGTAGTAAGCACTCCACCTCTGTTTCGTATAACACTTATAATATCCAGTTCAGAAAATGGTCTTTCTTTTAGTCGAAATCTAAATCCATCACTAACTTGGCTTGCATTAATACCTGTTGTCTCAACACCACCATCTGGAGGAGCATTATCTGTTGTTACATTAGGACTTCTTATAATGGCATCTTTAATAATTGCCTTAGTTCCTATTCCTTCCATAGATTCCTCAAGACTAAGATCATAGTAATCACTAAGGTTAGTTTCTATGTGAAGTGCAAAGTTACCATTAACAATAGGAAGAAAGTCTGACCATACTGTAGTTGATGGTCTGAAGACTAACCTCTTATCAAAGTCTATCCACCATACATATCCTGTACGCTGTGCTAGGTTAGAAATAGCCTGAGATGGAGGTATACGTTGAAAAATCTGCTGTCTGACTTCGGGACCAATTTGTATAGCATATGTTAAGCCATCATCTAAAACAGCATCTACATTGTCATAAAAAGTATTATAGTAATAATCACCTACAGGATTATCACCAATTGAAGCAGCTCTTAAATCATAAAGTATATCTTCAATCATTCCATGAGAGTTTTTATCTCCACTAGAAACAGCATTTGGTGCATAGACTTTATT